TCTTCTGACGGAACCCAGCCTAGTTGTCCTTCACCGCCTTTTGTTTGGTTGTAGCCACTTTTATAAGTATCGTATTGTTTTATAAAAAAGATCTCTTTCTCATTTAGTTCTTTTTGATCTTGCGCAGTGAATAACACCTCCCAGTCAAAACTACTCTCTCCCCATTTCTGTATTGCTTTATGAAAATGAAACTTGCGCCCTCTTGACTCTATGATGTGTTGCTGCTTCCTTTTCTCTAAGGTTTTAGTTGTTTTTCCTATGTATGTTTTTCCGTTATTCTTGTTGGTTGCTTTGTAAATGATCATTTTTTATCTCCTTACTATAAATAGTCAGCAGGATAAAAAAGGCGCAAGTCTAGCAAGTAAAAAACACATCTTTACACTTTGCCAAGAACACAAAAAAAGAAAATGTAATAACTACTTTTTACTCTGCCACTCAGAAGAAATACTGTCTTTTATTATTGGACCACCAGCAGCCCACGTCATACAGGTTCTTAGTGAAAAACATTTAAAAGAATGCATCCAGCAATAACCTAAATGGCCTTCTTTATCTCCAACAGGCTCTGAGGTTGGTCCAGGCATACATTCTAACATTCTTGGTGAGATGTCAAATGCAACACAGTTCCCACAAAGGCTTTCTTTTGCCACCTCTTCTGTTGTGTTCCAATGATCAGCAAGTCCTTTCCAATATTCTTTATCTTCAAGGTTTAGCGGACCATACTTGATATAGTCTGCCTTGATCGCAGCGTTTCTGTTTTTTGTGTTTAGTTCTAAGTCCTGTGTTGGTTCAGGGCAAGATAGAACTGCTTTATTGTTCTTGATTGTTATTTTGATCATTTTTATTTATCTCTTTGGTCGCAAGCATTTTCCTTACGCTCTCTGGATCGTCTAGTGTGTAAGGCGATGATCCTTTAAATTGTAGCCTTCCCTGTACACGGATTCCCGCACCAACGACACTTGTTCCATCTTTTCTTGTTTTCGATCCGGATCTTCCAGGTCGAAGCTCAATATTGATATCACCTTCTAATTTTGGAACTGGCAAATTTGCTGGATTGTCACCGAGGTAGAAAAGGCCAGACCCACCAATTTGGATATAGTCAATTCCTTTTTTCTTATAGTGGTTGGTGATGAACCTTGTTGTTCTCTTGATCTTTACGTTCAAAGGTTTAAGCAAACCAAGAGCCACTGCTTCAACCCACTTATCTTTTTCTATTGTTGCCGGGAGCTTGCTAACGCCGACAAACTCTAAAAACTTATCTAGATCCGGAATGATTGGTGTTAAAGATTCCTCCATGATGTCGATTGTATCTTCTTCAACAGACTTGGAAACAATATCAAAGTACTTTCCGTCCTCTGTCCGATCGGGATAATAACGCAGTGATGTTCCGCCCATCTGCGCATCTTTATCAAGTTTTACTTCAATTTTGTAGATCTGGTCTCCTATCTTGATGTCCGCATCGGCAGCAGCAGCAGATGCCCCTGCTCCTGATGTGATATCTCCCGAAGCGCCTACCGCATTCAAAGCTGCAATGACTTCATTCTCGTACTCAAAGCCTCTTTGGTTTGAAGACTCTTCGATTGTGCCTTCTTTGATAAACCCTCTCCAGTTTTCCATTATAAGTTTATGATTCTTCATACTGTAAATAGTTCCCTTTACTTGTTTATTCGGGTCTGTGAAGCGATTAGTGAATTTGGCTGCTCGCCGGCCTCATTAGTTAGACGATCGAGGCGAGGATCTTATCCACATAAAAATGAAAAAAACGCCGGGGGAGTGCGTTTTGTTTCAAACTAGCTACCACCAAATCCAGGCGGTGCTGATTTTGAGCGGGTTTGTTTTGGTTTTTTGCTATAAGGTGCGCCAGCGGGTTGTGGCCCAGTCGTAAGATACTTATTTCGTTTCTTTACATAGCCTTTCTGTATTTTCTTTTGATAGGCTTCTAGTTCTTGTAGCACTAGTTTCCTTATCAAGATCTTAATAGCCGGCTCTTTTTTGCTTTTCCTCAAGAACATTGTTGGCAACTCAATTTTTGCTTTCTTGTCCTTTATTGCTTTGTGTTCTTGAGGATCATCATCATAGTGCCTTATAACGTTCAAGTCAAGAAGAGTTTTCACTTTGTCTTCGCCGTTAGTAAAATAAACGTCCTCAATACTTAGATCATAGGCAATCTCAAACAAATCTTCATTATCACGACCAAAGGCTGGTTTTGGACCGTATCGTGAAGTTACAATAATAACCTTATTACCAGCATTGCGCTCTTTTTTGATAAGGTCTGCTGTTATTGGGTCTAAACCTACCGGAACATCCATTCCTTCTTCTTCATCCCATTCTTTTTTTAGGATTGTTGAGTCAAAGTCAAAGCTTACAGTCGGTTGGTCTTTCATTTTGCTTTCCTTTAGTAAGTTCGGATTGGTTTGAGTGTTTCTCTTTTAAAGTCTAGCTCGATCAAGCCTTGGATCTTTGGATGAGAACAACCTCCGTCAGAGGACCTTCCGAACGCTGCCCCTTTTATTTGTTGCATTTTCTTTACAGGAGAAGCGCCAGGGGTGAATTTGATTTTGATTAGGGTCTTTTCCCTTGCTACTCCTTTTTGTAGCTTAAAGTCCTGTCCTGGAACAATAGAAACAACTGTTACATCTTTGATCGAACGAAGGTCATTGACAATCTCTGACTTGTTTCTTTTTCGGTCTGTAATCATTCTTACCATAACTTCGTAAATATATCCTTTTGTCGAGCCTTTTGCTTCTTGGATTGCTTTTTGTGAAGGGCTTTCTGTAATGCGAATAACTAAATCACCGTGACCTTTGATGGTTCGGTGAAATTCTTCTTTAGGGATAAACAGTTGGTCTCCTTCATTGAGCGCAACAGGAAGTTTATCGTCGTACTGGAACTTCCAACCATTTGCCTCAATAACCTCAACCAAACGATCTTTTTCATCACGGTGCCATTCTAGATCGTTTTTATCGATAGTGGCGTGCTCGAAAAGTCGAATGCGCTTATTTTCAGAAATCATCTTATCTTTATAGGGCTTGCTCATTTTAGTTTCCTTTTGTTTCTTACCAGTATGTTCCTGAAACGTTTTTACCAAAGTGCCTATGACTCCGGCACGACCAATACCCTGGAGATGTTTTGTCTTTCTTCTCAGCACATTTATGTCTAGCAGCAAAAGACTTTCTAGCTTCTGGGTCATTCCAGTTAGATTTCATATCAGGAGAACCGTATGATACTTTCTTGACGTTTCCTGTTTTTGGATTCCTTACATAAACATAGTATTTTTTTGAGCCGCCTTTCTTTGGCTTGTTTAGTTCTACTTCTTTGCCTTTGTATTCGGCTTCGTCTAACTCTTGTTCTTCGAGCATCGGCATATCAAGCGGGACTTCTTGCCCTTCGTATACACCAACGTCACCTAAATCACTCTCCAGAATGTCCTCCTCTTCCTCTGTGAGGGCTTCATACAGTCCAAGGGAGTATAGGTTGCGGGCTTCTTTCATAAGGCTCATAAAGCCCTCTGAGAGCGGTCTATAGACAACCTCTGTTAGGGGTATTTTGTTATCTATGTGGTATTGTATTCCTTCTGAGATGTTTGTTGACTCAAGAAGCTTCATTATTTCTAATAAAATTTGTTCTTCTATGTTTTCCATTGATTCATTCTTCTTCTTTGCCTTCTTGCCCCAGGAAGAGCCCTTTCCTTTGTCCTTACACGCAGCCTTTGTGGGGCGGCAAGCAGGGTACTTAGAACGCTTATCGTCTTTACCAGAGCGACCGCAACTTTTATAACCTGTGATCTTACCGTCTTTCCTGATCGGGGCATTACAGTCAACCCAGCCGCCTTTTTTTCCTGGGGCGCCTTTTCTTCCAAACCAATCTCTAAGTGAAGTTTCTGATGAAGGCTTTTTGGTTAGTTTTCTTTTCTTTTCGTCAAGCGCTTCATCTTCTTCTTCGGCCAAGATCTCTAAAAGTTCTTCTTCGGAAAGCTCTGCTAGATCTTCTTCTTTGAGATCCTTCCAAATCTTTCCTTGGCGACATCTTACAACAGCACCGGAAGCATAAGCAGAAGGCCAAACATCGTATTTACGCTTTGCGATACGAGTGCAGCGGTCTTCTTTCTTTTCTTCTATGATTTCCTCAATAAGAGAAATAAGATCTTGTTCAGTCATTTATTTTACCTTTTTTTCAAGAACTGTTTATAAATAGTCATTCATGAACAAAAACAACAAAAAGCAGCCAAACGACTGCTTTTCTCTTAGACTCAGCCTTTTTAGCTGACTGGGATTTGTTTTGTTGTAATCTGAACTTCTGGTTCCTTTACAACAACACTTAGAACTCCATTTTCATAGGATGCTTGGATGTGGCTTTCAGAAGTGCCTTCGGTCGTTCTAAAAGTTGTGTCGAAATCCTCAAACCCAAAGCCTAGTTCTGACTCGCAAGAGATAGCTAGGATGTTTCCGTCAAGAGAAACATTGATGTCCTCTCGCTTTGCGCCTGGGAGTGGTACTACGATTGTACACTGCCCTTCCTGTCTTTGAATCCGATAAGCATTGTTTTCAGTATTCGCAGATAATTGTGCACGCATGTGTGCCGGTTGTCTGGCTGACCAGTTGTTTCCAAATAGTGAATCAAGTAGTCGGTCGTGCCTTGTGTATGCTGTTCTTAACATTTTTTTCTCCTTTAATTTTGACTAAGATGTTAATTGGGTATAAATATATGCACTTTTATAATGGTGTCAAATATTTATTACCATTTTATCCCTTGAGTAGTTGTTTGTTTGACTCAAAGATCTTTTGTTCAACGAGTGCTGGATCTCCAACTACATTGATGGGAGTGTGGCCGTTTATGTGAATTGTTGAAAAGCGATGCATCTGTGATACATCATCCGGCCAAGCTTCTTTAGATTCGTTCAAGTTTCTTTTTAGGAGCACATTCTCCATTACGTAAGAAACTGATTCAGGATTGACGTATACTTCACTCAGGCTGAAGTTCTTGCCCACCTTCTCCACTCTCGTTAGTTTCACTAAGTTGCTCATTTATTTCCTCTGTTTGTTTTTGTAATACCTGCTGTGCTACAACCATTTCATAACCTTCTAACATTGCTCCAATGTCAGCCAAAGTTGAGTCAAAGTGCGCCAGCTGGGTTCTTAGTATCTCTATTTGTTTTAGCGAGTCCTTGAGGCTCTCCTCCCCTAGTTTTGTTTCAAGCGTTTGAGAATTGGTAAAAATCTGTTGTAACACAGCTTCGTTCTTTCTCACGTGAAGTAAAGTCAGTTCTTTAAAAACGTCCTCTAGTTCAACAGAGTATTGTAAATTAACTCTCATTTGTTTGCCTCCTTTAATTTGCTTTGCGCCAAATGAAAAACCACAGCCGCTTGACTATGGTTTCATTATAACACACCAGTTCTTTTTGTCAAGCACTATCCGGATAAATCAAAGCCAAATTTTATAAGGATGCCAGTCATACCCGAAGTAATAATCCAAAGAAACTTTGTAATGTTTGCTTTAAACTCTTTTAAATCTTCAAGATCTGACTCTTGCTCTTTGAGGCGAGCATAAAGCCCTTCATCTGGATTGTAGATTGCTTTTTCAATGTTCGTGACCTTTTCATACATATCCGATTGAGCAAATTTAATTGACTCAATCGTGTCTGTTAGTCGATCGATCTTCCCATCTAATTTAGTTACTGTAACTTCAAATTGTTCCTGTTGCACAATTTTATCTCCTAGATTTCTTTAATAAGTTTATTTGCGTCTTCTTTTTTTGATATATCTAATCTTGACATTTTGCTTCTGTCCTGATCTAGATCATCAGCACGAAAAGCAATGTTGAAAGTAAAAGAATCGCCGTGGTTTTTGATATGAAACTTTGCATCCGCCCTGAACGCCAATTCACTAAAGTAGGGAATGGCTATATCAAAGCGGTCAGATAATTTATATAAGCCCAAGCCGTTGATTTGGATTAGATCATCTCCCTTGGTATTATAATACTTTTGTAGAATGGCTGGGGATAACTCTATTCTGTGTTCCTTGCCTTCTCCAAACCAAGAATTCTGCATTGTCTCAAGTGTTTTCTTATGCCCCGGTTCCTTGTAAAGCCCAACAACTATTTGATCTCGCTCACCTCTTTTCTTTAGGATGTTGTTTGATCCTGCGGGAGGTTTAAGATCTTTTAGGTATGGTTGAAGATACTTTACAAAGAACCGGTCCATATACTTTTTATTTTCTTTACTCTTGTCTTTGTTAAAGTTTGAGTTGTGGATCACCCATCGATTTCTTTCTGTATCATAACCGACTGTTAACTGACCGAACTCTGTATCTAACGTTGTCTTTACTTCAATTCCAATTGGGTCTTGATGGCCCGGAACTTCAATCACAATGTCGGACTTTACTCGATCGTTCTTTGCTGTCCCGTCCTGAACAAGATACTGTGAAAAGTAAGATTCAATCTTATTTTCGTTTTTGTATCCTGTTTCGGTGGAACGCTTGTCTTCAGTTAGCAGTTTTCGAAAGATGGAATGAAGCACAGTTAGCCCTCTACAATAGCATAGTCTGTAGTAATTAGTGTGCCGGCAACAGAAACTGCGTTCAAGACAGCATTTTTTGTAACCTTGACCGGATCGAGGATGCCTGTTTCATAAGCATCAACAACTCCTTCCTTTGTGAAGTCCCAAGAACGGCCTTCCTGATGGAGCTGCCTACTGATCAAATCAAAGGACTCTCCAGCATTATCACACATAATCTGTAAAGGAGCTTTTGTTGCTTCTCTCATAATAGCCACTGCGGTTCTTTGATCCGGATGATCCATCTCCCAGTCATCGTAACCAAGTGATTCACGACTGCCCAGACGGCGACCAATACGATAAAGGGTAGAACCCCCACCAGCAATGATCCCTTCAGCCTGCGCAGCACTGACTGCCTCTAGAGCATCTTCAATGCGGTGCTTTTTCTCGGTCATTTCTACTTCTGTTGAAGCACCAACACGAATAATAGCAACGCCAGAAGCAAGGCGAGTAATTCTTTCCTGGATTCTTTCACAAAGAACCATGTCATCGCATAGCGCAATTTCGCCTTTAAGGGTGTCAATACGTTCCTGTACATCTTCTAAGTCTCCTTTTCCGCCGACAACGACGGTTTGAGCACGACCAATGCTAATAGACTTGCAGAGGCCCAGATCTTTCAAGGTCAGATCTTTCACGAGCACTCCAGCATCGACAGAAGCCAAGGTTGCGCCTGTTGATGCGGCTAGGTCCTTAAGAATGTTCTTTCTTTCTTCTCCGTATCTTGGTGCCTTTACAGCAACCACTTTCATTGTGCCTCGCTGCGAGTTCATAATAAGCGCAGCAAGAGCCTGTCCGTCAATCTGGTCGGCAACAATAACTAGTGGCCTTCCTTCTCTAGCGACCAACTCAAGCACTGGAAAGATCTGTTCGACTGTATCGATCTTCTCATCAGCAACCAAAATCAGGGCATTCTCATAGTTACAAGTCCCTGCTCTTTCGTTTGTAATGAATGCTGGAGAAACAAACCCAGAGTCAAAACGGAAGCCTTCTAGGATGTCGACAGTTGTATCAACTGAACGAGCTTCTTCAATTTGGACTGATCCATCGTTTCCAGCCTTGTCGATTGCGGTTGCAACAATGTCGCCAATCACACTATCGTTATTAGCAGAGATGGTTGCGATGTGCCTTACATCTTCCAAGCTTTCAACAGGTCGTTTGTTTTCTTCTAACTCATCAACAATCGCTGCGGCCACCTTGTCTAGACCACGTTTGATCTCAATGGGTGCTGTTCCAGCAAGAACGTGTCGGCGTGCTTGCTGATAGATTGCGTTTGCTAGAACTGTTGTTGTTGTAGTTCCATCACCAGCATTCTGCGCAGTTTTACGAGCAGCCTGTTTTACAATCTGTGCTGCCGAGTTTTGGAATGGATCTTCAAACTCAATAAACTCTGAAATGGTTACACCATCTTTCGTAATGATGGGTGGCGCATCCTTCTTGTGAAGAATAACATTTCGCCCTCTCGGACCTAAAGTTGTTTGGACGTTCTCAGCTAAAGTCTGAACTGCTTCTGAGATACTATTAGATAGGTTTTGTTTGCTTTGATAGTTCTTCATAATACTCCTTAGATTACTTCGTCAGCGATCCCATACTCAACAGCTTGTTCTGCTGAGATGTAATAATTTGAGTTTGACGAAAACATTTTCTTGATCTTCTTGATGGATAAGTTTGAGTTCTCGGCAACGCAGCGAACATACATATCTTGTAGGACCTTTACTTCTTCCAGCTCGTTCTCCATATTGTGTACAGAGCCCATTGTCCCTGCGGACGCTTGGTGAAGCATAAGACGACAGTTTCGGGCAACAAGACGCTTACCCTTTGTCCCAGCAGCTAGAATAGCTACGCCGGCAGACATTACTTTGCCTAGGCCAATAGTCTCAATGTCGACACCACTAGACTTTGTCATGTTCATAAGGTCAATAATACCAAACATCTCTAAGACCTCTCCGCCATAAGTTGAGATGATCATACGAATGTCTTGTTCAGGTTGCAACAACCCTTCGTGCTCTGCTAACTCCTCCTCGGTAAACAGTTCTGGAGTGTTCTGCCAAAGATAATAAATGCCTGATGTAACATCTGCGCACTTCTCTTCGTTGATTGCTCCAAAAACGGCTACGGTTCGGAGGTCCTTCTCGGCTGGTTGTGCTGGCAGCGAGAAATGGATTGCGCCAGGGGATTCTTCTTCTACTGTCTCTTCATGCTCTTCGTTTAGATTGTTCTTCTTCTTCTTCATTTTACCTCGTTTTGTGAAGAATAAATTTTATTTGTTTACCTCGCTAAAGGCATCCTTGATCTTATCACAGATCTCATTAGTTTTCAAGACTTTTGAGAACTCTTTTGGAATAACGGCAACAACACGGACAAACGTAACAGATTGCCAGTCATTGAGAGTTTTTTCCATTCTTTTTTTCATGACTTCTTTTTCTTCTTCCGGAATGTCTAGATCTTCCATTTGCTTAATTAGCCTTTCTTTAACTGTTACCACATCTTTTCCAAACGATCTAATCATAGTCAAGCAAGAAGCAAGGCAGTATGTTAGAAAGTTATAGGAATGTGTATAGTTTAAGAGTGATGCTAGAAAGCGATAAGAGAATACTCCTAGAAAAAACACGCCAATGATAGTCCATGTATCCATTTTTTCCTCTAATAAAAAAAGACCGCATAATCTGCGGTCTTTTAAAGTTAAACACTTATTTTTCTAAGTCAAGGTCTTAGCCAAGTTTTGCTGCGATCTTCGCTGCTAGAACTTCGGTAAGCTCTTCCTGCTTTGACTCTTTGACTAGTCGCTCTGCAACTCTGCGGGTGACTTTCTTTACGATGTCCTGAGTATCGACAACCTCGACGGTTTCGTTTAGCTCTTCGTACATCTCTTCTTCCATCGGAGAGTGGTCACCACATGATGCTTCTTCCATTGGCTCGGCCATTTCTTCCATTGGCTCGGCCATTTCGTCCATCTCATCGGCTGCGTCAACAGCGATGTCTGTTTCCGGAGCGGCTTTGATGGCGTCAATGAGTTGCTCAAGAGCGGCTTTGATTGCGTCCTCGCCGTCGTCGGCAGGTGCGTCCATTTCCATCTCCTCGTCGCCCATTTCCATTTCCATGTCGCCTTCAGGAGCGTCCATTTCCACTTCTTCCTCTTCCTCTTCCTCGACTTCTTCAGCTTCGGTGAGTTCGGTTGCTTCTTCCATTGGCTCTTCTTCTTCTGAGAGGAAGTTTTCGGTAAGAGGTCCAATAGCCGCAAGCTTCATGAACTTACGAATGTGTCCCTCTGAAAGTAGTGTCTTCTTAGCCATTTGTTATAACTCCTTTGTTATATTAAAAATAAGTGTTTGTAGTAAATAGTATGATAAAAATAAAAAAACTTTTTATTCCACCAGTTATAAATAGTATGTTATTTATAAAAACTACAAGTCAGGCATTTCTATTTCAATAATGTCAAAAATAGATCCTAACTCTTCTTCTGAAAGAGAGAAACTTTGTCTCACTTTCTTTGTTTTTTCTTTTTCCTTGCGGATCTTTTTTTCACGGGTCTTTGAAAGATTTCCGTTGTCTTTCTTGTATTCTTCAATCAGTTGCTCTAAGAGCGATGTTTGATTTACGAACTGGAGAATGACCCAACGAAGAAACTTTCCTTGTCCAATGCCTTCATACTTTAGTCTAATACGAAAATCAGCGTGAAGCTTTTCGCCAATAGAGAAAGTTAAGTTTTTATACTTTGGCTCATACTCTACTATGTTTGGCTTTTGATCTTCGCTCATCGATGTAAGATGTGGGTGCTGGACTCAACTGCTGCGTTGTGCGACTGGCGAATGAATGTTGCTTTGCTTTGTAGCTCAACAATGTCTCTCGCTCCGGAATAGGAAAAGCCTGACCTCACACCAGTAAGTAGTTCTTCTACAACATTGTATACAGAGCCTTTACAAGGAATAGTGGTAGATACGCCCTCTAAGGACGAAGTTTTTCCACGCCAAGCTTTTTGTGCTTCGGCAGATGCCATACCACGATAAGCTTTAAAGCAGCGACCATCACGATTGCGGAAAGTTTCACTGGGTGTTTCATCAGTTCCGGCCAATAACGAGCCCAGCATTACAGCATCAGCGCCAGCAGCCAAAGCTTTTACAATGTCACCAGAGTTTTTGATACCGCCGTCAGCAATAAGAATGGCGCTGCGATCTGTTTGAGCACAGTCAATAATAGACTGAAGGGTTGGAACACCGTGGCCTGTTTGGATACGGGTTGAGCAAATACTTCCTCCACCAATGCCTACACGAATAGAGTCAGCGCCCCAATCAGCCAATCGGTTGAAGCCTTCAAGCGTCGCAACGTTGCCGGCCATAATGTGAACGTTCATTCCAAGCTCTCTTCGCAAGGAATCAATAGCCTCACTTACAAGAGAATGATCGCCGTGAGCAACATCAATACAAATAACTTTTGCTCCTGACGCATAACATTCAATGGCTCGCTCAATAAAGTCTCCACTCACACCAACCGCTGCTCCAACAACAGAACAGTTTGGTACATCCAAGGCGTCTTCTACCTCGGCTGCTTGTTCAGCGACTGTATTGTATCTATGAATAACAGCCATTCCTCCAAGCTTAGACATTGCTGCAGCCATCTCCCATTCACTTACTGTGTCCATCGGAGAAGCAATAATGGGAATCTCTAGATTTAATTCATAATCCAAAGGCGTTGCTAGTGAGATTTGCTTTCTAGATGTAATGTCGGAGTATTGTGGTTCCAACAAAACATCCCCAAATGTGATTGTTTGTTTATACATTTTTTCCTTTTATAAAAGCGGAAACCCCCTTTCGGGGGCTTGTTCTAGTAATCACTTCTTCAAGCAGCTGCTTCAAGAGTGGCTTTATTGTTTGCGATGAGATTGCAGATATCTTTTTTTGTATTTTCTTCTACGATATCATCCCATGGAAGATCTTTAAAGTTCGTATTGTTTGTTATTACCACGTGGGTGTCTCGATTTATTAAAACACCATTGTTAATTTCAGTTGCTCCGTTTTTGGCTACTGGCACTTTATGGTGAGCTTCGGCATTGTTTCGAAGATTTTCGTTTGTGATTGGGTCAAAATTACCTTGTCGCTTTTTCATTTCTGCTTTTTGTTTG